TCCACGAAGTACCCGGCGACACCGGGGGTATGACCTACGCTGGTATTGCTAGGAACAAAAACCCGCAGTGGCCCGGCTGGGCGCTAGTGGACAAGAAAGAAATGGGTGGCTCCTTAACACCTATGGTACGTGAGTTCTACCGTACAGAGTTCTGGGACAAGATGCGCGGTAACGAAATCAGTAACCAAGACGTAGCCAACACCATCTTTAACTTTGGGGTAAATGCTGGCATGGGCATGGCTGTAAAGCTCGCCCAGCTTGTAGTTGGAGCTACACCAGACGGCGGTATTGGTGCAAAGACTATTGAGCGACTCAACCAGATCCCTGATGGCCAGCGGTTCAAGGAGCAGTATGCTTTGGCAAAGATTGCCCGCTACGTTGAGATATGCAACAAGAACCCTGTGCAGGTTAAGTTCCTCAAGGGCTGGCTGAATCGCACACTGAAAGGTTTGAAATGAGCTTGCTTGCCGTTGGATCAATTATTGAAGCCGTGGGTAAGGTTGCTGGCGACCTAATTACCACCGATAAAGAAAAGATGGAGATGGAGATTGAGCAGCGTAAGCTTGATCTTGAAGAGAAGCGTATTGACCAAGCTACAGACCTAGCTCAGATTGAGGTCAACAAGATTGAAGCGGCATCATCCAGTGTGTTCGTCAGTGGCTGGCGACCCGCCATCGGTTGGATCGGTGTGGCGGCTATGGGGTATCAGTTTCTGCTGTATCCGCTGTTCCAGTGGGCATGGAAATACTTGCAGGCTATGGGCTGGGTTCCTATTGGTATGGATCCTCCGCCAGTACTAGACGCAGACCAACTTTGGGTGATATTATCAGGCATCTTGGGCATTGCCGGTATGCGTTCTTTTGAGAAGACCAAAGGCGTTGCCAGTAAATAAAGGTAGCCCATGCCATTACAAAAAATCCTGTTCAAGCCGGGCGTGAATAAAGAAAACACGCGATACACCACCGAAGGTGGTTGGTATGAGGCCGACAAGGTGCGCTTTCGTCAGGGTAATCCCGAAGTTATTGGTGGCTGGGAGCCACTGTCTGCTGGTTATTTCCAAGGCGTATGCCGTTCATTGTGGAATTGGGTGACGCTTGGTGGCGATAATTTGATTGGCGTTGGCACAAACCTTAAGTTCTACATTAACCAAGGCGGTGTTTACTATGACATCACGCCTATTCGTGCAACATCCACAATCAATAACAACCCGTTTGCTTTAACCGCGTCAACAACAGTTACAGTAACAGACACAGATCATGGTTGCGTTACTGGGGATTTTGTAACCTTTAGCGGTGCGGTAACTATTGGCGGTGGTGGCACAAACGTTACGGCGGCAGTACTCAATCAACAGTTTCAAGTCACAGTTTTAACAGCCAATACATACACAATTGTAATTTCTGTGACGCCAAATGCCACGGCTATTGCGGGTTCTCCCGGTGGCGGCTCTTCCGTTGTTGCAACATACCAGATTAACGTTGGCCCAGCTATTCCTGTTCCGCTTGTGGGTTGGGGTGCTGGTACTTGGGGTAGTCCTCCCCCCGCTGGCGGCACTATTGGCACATGGGGCTACGGCACAACTTCTACATCTGCTTTGCGCTTGTGGAACCAGATTAACTACGGCGAAGATTTGGTCTACGGCCCACGTTCTGGTGGCCTGTACTACTGGAATGCAACTAACGGCGTAAATACCCGTGGTGTTTTGCTCAACTCTTTGGGCGGCACAGTTACATTCACAAACGCTTCACCAACAGTGGTTACTTCTACAGTGCTGTACACAGAAGGCGCAGCGCTTCAGTTCTTGGGTGGCTCTCTCCCATCAGGCGTGTCTGCGGCAACTACGTACTATGTGTTCAATGTCAACGGCCTGACGTTTAACTTGCTTGATACAGCAGGCAACGAAATCAGCACATCTTCCTCTGGCTCCGGCTCGGTGTCTTTGATTGTTGATGTGCCCACAGTACAGAACAACTTGGTGGTGTCTGACACCTCACGTTTTATTATCACGCTTGGCTGTAACGACTACGGTTCTAGTGTGCTTGACCCTATGCTAATCCGCTGGTCAGCGCAAGATGACCCATACAACTGGACACCCGATCCTACAAACCAAGCGGGGTTTATACGTATATCTCACGGCTCAAAGATTGTGGCTACTGTTCAGACTCGTCAAGAGGTTTTGATTCTTACCGACTCGGCTGCTTACTCGCTTCAATATCTTGGCCCACCCTACGTTTGGGTGCCGCAGTTGCTTGGTGACAACATCTCCATCATGAGCCCCAACGCGGCAATTATTGCCTCCGGTATTGTGTACTGGATGGGCGTGGACAAATTCTACTCCTACGATGGCCGTGTGCAAACGCTGAACTGTGACCTGCGCCGCTATGTGTTTGGTGACTTAAACCAAGAGCAAAGCTTACAGGTTTTCTGCGGCACAAACGAGGGCTTCAATGAAGTCTGGTGGTTCTATTGCTCGGCCAACTCCACAACGGTTGACAAGTACGTCATCTACAACTACCTCGAGAAAATCTGGTACTACGGCACTATGGAGCGCACGGCTTGGCTTGACTCTGGTTTGCAGTCATATCCTATTGCGGCCAAGTACACCAGCGCTACAACTTCAGGCAACCTACTTAACCACGAGACAGGCTTGAACGATGATACAACTGGAACACCTGCGGCAATCGACGCTTACATTTCATCCTCAGAGTTTGACATTGGCGACGGACACAATTTTGGTTTTGTGTGGCGTGTCCTTCCTGATCTGACCTTTGAAAATGCCGAGGCTGCGCCCAATGGCGACCCTGCCACGGTGACGATGACGTTGTATGGTTTGGCTAATTCAGGCTCCGGTGTGACAAGTTCAGCCGCCCAGCCCGTGGCTAAGAGCAATACGTACGTGATTACCGAGCAGTTCACTGGCATGATCTTCACGCGCATGCGCGGTCGCCAGATGATCTTTAAGATTGGCTCTAACCAGCTAAATACGGCTTGGCAACTGGGCGCACCACGTATTGATATTCGTCCTGACGGCAGGCGCTGATGTCCAAGAACAGGATTATTACCCCTGCACCACCCAACTTACCATTGGGCACGGATACGTACGAGCGCCGGTATCAGGATCAGTTTACGAACGTTTTGCGTCTTTACTTTAACCAATTACAAAACGCGTTTGGTGAGTTGTTTGGCCCAGATGGTGGCAAGTACGTTGCGTTCCCTCACATTGCTGCATCGGATAACGCGGTTCAATATGCAACAGCGGCTAATACGCCAACCATAGTCCAGTGGAGTTCGTTAGATGCAGGCAGTGGGTTTAAGCTAAATTCAGACAACACCGCTACGGCGCAGGTTCCGGGCATCTACAAAATAACTTACAGCCTTCAGTTTGCCAATGATGACAACGCTATTCATGATGCTATTGTCTGGCTGCGTATAGACGGCTCCACGTCCGCTGCCGACGTGCCAAATTCAACAACTATTTTTACCCTACAAGCCCGCAAAAGTGCGTTGCTTCCAAACTATGTTTGTGGCTATTCCGAAGTCGTGTTTACTTTGAACGCAGGAAATACTGTAGGTTTATGGTGGGGCACGGATCAAGCGGCCACATCTGGCGGTGCAGACGGTATATACATTGACTACCGAGCAGCCCAAACAAGCCCTATGGCGTACCCCGCAGTTCCATCAGCAATCGGGTCAATAACATTTGTCTCTGCGCTACCAACATGATATTATCAAACAACCCCCATTTTGAGAGGCAACTATGAGCCTTGCTGTACTAGCCGACCACATGGCATCAAAGGGTCGCGGCCCTGACTCGATGCTTATCCACATGTCCCCACGTGAAGTGCAGGGGCTACAAGCTTTGGCCGAGAACCACGGCGGCTCCCTTACCATTAACCCAGAAACTGGTCTCCCTGAAGCTGGCTTCTTAGATAAGTTATTGCCAACTATTATTGGCGCTGGCCTTTCTTTTATTCCCGGCGTCGGCCCCCTGATGGCTGCTGGTATTGTGGGTGGTATTCAAACAGTCCGCACTGGTGATATTGGCAAGGGTCTGGCCGCAGGTCTTGGTGCTTATGGCGGTGCTGGTTTAGCTCAGGGGTTAGCAACCGCTGGGGCGGCGAATATCGGTGGGGAAGCTGCGGGTCAAAGTTACTTATCCTCGGCACCCGGCGTATTAGAAGGTGCAGGTGCTGGCCTTTCTGCGGATATGGCGTTTAATTTGGCCGACTCCGGTGTTAGTTCAGTTGGCGCGGATGCAGCTCGTCAGGCTGCGGCTGAAAGAATAGCTGCGGCATCACCATTTGAGAAAATGTCTGCTGGGTTTAACTCTGCTACGTCTAGCCCTCAAGCTGCTGGTGCTTTCCTTAAAGACAACGCCAAAAACCTAATGTATGCCGCTGGCCCCATCCTTGCAGACCAAGCAGTTACGGCTAAAGGCCCACAGACTGTGACCAAACCCGGCATGATCCGCCCCTATTCTTTTGACCCCTACGGCGGTACATATACCGCCGGAACTCCGTACGAAGCCGCGCCGACTAAGGTTGCAGATGGTGGTCTGATGGGTCTAGCCGCTGGTGGTATGGCAGGCTATGGTGATGGTGACGATGTCCCTAGAAGAACTATTGACGGCATGGCGCAAGGTGGCATGTACGATTTTGCTCAGCGCAGTGAACCCGTTGTGCGTATGGCTAGCGGCGGTATTGCTGGGTATGCCGTAGGCGGTGCGCCCGCTATGTTGAGTGATGAACAGTTATATCAGCAGACAGGTAGTTGGGAAGCCGCAGCAGAAGCACGAGATCAACAAAACCGTGCTGCAAACATTTATGCCGATGCACAGAAACTTATGCCCCCTGCAGCTACAATAGCAGCGCCAGCCGCAGTAGCAGCCCCTGTATCAACGCCAGCTTACTTTACACAAAACCCTGATGTGGCTGCTGCGTTTACACAAAATTCTTACGGCATGACACCCGAGGCTTTTGCACAAACACACTTTGACAAATATGGTCAAGCCGAAGGTCGAACATTACCATCAGCCGCTGCTAACTACGCAGCAGCAAACAATATTAACTTGACAGGTAACATCAACCAGTGGGTTGCCGACAACCCGTTTGCAACAGCGGCGCAAGTTACAGCCGAGGCAAATAAGTACGGTATTGCTGATACCGACATCCAAAGGGCGTTGGCCGCTAACACAAATATTTCTGATGCTGCAAGATATGCACTGACCCATAACATGGGTTTGGCTGGGCTACAACAAGGTGTTTTAGCCGCACTAAAAGCTAACCCCAACGCTACACAAGCTCAAATTGATGCTGCACAAGCACAGTATGGCTTAAGTAACGCTGATATTCAAAGCCCACTTATCCACGGCTATCAAGTAGATCCAAAACAAGATGCCGCCGCTTTAAAATACCTTTCTGATAACCCTGATGTAGCTCGATGGGTAAGTTCTGCCGAAGGGCAAGATTACGTTAAAACACACCCAGAATTTGACGCAAAAGATATTGCATTTACCCATTACAAACGTTATGGCGAAGCAGAAGGCCGTAAGTGGGGCGTAGATAAAGTAGTGCCGCCAATTACACCAATTACACCAATTACCATAATCCCCGGCGTTAATGACTACGGCCTTGGTGGTACAGGTACGTCTGGGCGTCTTGAAGGTGTTTACGGCCCAGCATTACCACCCGGCGTAAGTGGTGCAGGTATAACCACTGTTAACCCTAACGGCACAATCACAACTCGGCCTAACATCCCCGGTATTCCCGAGGGTGGTTTCACGGGCATGACTAGTTTGCGTGATGCGTACGAAAAAGGTGGTGGCAGCTTGGGAGTTAACAAAAACCTTTTTGTCCCTAAAACGCAAGATGAACTTTTTGCAAGGTACAAAAACACCGGTGGTTCTAAAGCCGCCCTTGACTATTTGATGGGTAAAACCCCTTACTCACCTACTCCATATACACCTACTGGCGAAATCCAAAAACCATATTGGGAATCTGTTGGCCGGTTCCCAGAAAACCGTAGCACTAAAAAGTACGTATTTGTAGACGGAAAGTATCAACTTAATCCTGACTATGTAAAACCCCCTTACGTGCTTGCTGGTGAGAAAGCTGCGGCGGATAAAGCGGCAGCGGCGGACAAAAAGACTACAGGAACCACCGATTTAACAAATCAAGATGAAAAACCCACATCTGATCCCGGATCCGGTAATGAGTGGTTATGGGATTACGCTAGCAAGAAATGGTACGCTTCACCAATTCAAGTAGCTGCTGCTGGTGGTTTGATGGCTATGGCTCGTGGTGGTATGGCTCAGCAGTTCAACCTTGGTGACTACTCTGATGGTGGCCGTTTGCTTCGTGGCCCCGGTGATGGCGTGTCTGACTCCATCCCTGCAACGATTGGTAACAAGCGCCCTGCACGTTTAGCCGACGGTGAATTCGTAGTCCCCGCACGTATCGTGTCTGAGTTGGGTAATGGCTCAACCGAAGCTGGTGCTCGTAAGTTATACGCAATGATGGATCGTGTACAGAAAGCCCGCCGAGGCACAGTCGGCAAAGGTAAAGTGGCGAAGAATAGCCGCTCCGACAAACATCTTCCCGCATAAGGAGCTTAAACATGGCTGATAGTTCAGTACCAACACAAATACAACAAACAAACTACGGCTTTGCGCCGGAAGTTGCGCCCTACGCACAAGACTTGCTGGGTCAAGCACAGGCATTAACTGACATTAACTACAACCCGTACATGCAGTATCAGGGTGAGCGTGTTGCTCAGTTCTCTCCATTGCAGCAGATGTCGTATGAAAATGCAGGTTTAATGCAGCCCCAAGGCCAACTGCAAGATGCAACTGCTATGGCAGGCTCTGCAGGTCTGGGTGCACTTAATACTAGCTTCACATACAACCCACTAAATCCACAGTCTTTTACTGGCGGTACACAAGGGTCTTACAACCAAACTACTGGCGCATATACACCCGGCACTGGCACTTCTAGTCAATACATGTCCCCCTATATGGGTGAAGTTGTTGCAAGACAACAAGCCGACGCTCAACGCCAAGCTCAAATTGCTCAGCAGGCCCAAGGCGCTCAAGCTGCTCGTTCAGGTGCGTTTGGTGGCAGTGGTGACTATCTTATGCGTGCGCAAGCTGCTGGTAATTTAGCCCGTCAAAAAGGCGACATTGCTGCAACTGGACTTCAAAACGCTTATACGCAGGCTATGGGTCAGTTTAACCAAGAGCAGGCGCAGAAACAATCCGCCGCTCAACTAAACGCTCAGCAAGGTCAGTTTGGCGCGGGTCTTGGTTTGCAAGGTTTACAGACAGCGTTGACTGGCGCAAATACTTTAGGTCAGTTAGGCCAACAGCAGTATCAGCAGGGCATGGGCATTAACGCACTGCAAAACCAATATGGCTTGCAGCAACAAGCGCAGATGCAAAAAGAAATTGACACCAAGTACGGTGACTATATGGCTGCGCAAAACTACCCATACAAAAACCTGTCCTTTATGTCAGACATCATCCGTGGTGTACCACTGACTCAGACTGGCTCATCTATTTATCAAGCACCTCCTTCAACTGCGCAAAATATTACTGCGCTGGGTCTTGGTGCGGCGGGTATTAGCAAGCTGCTTGCCGGGGGTGGTGTGGCTATGTCTAACGGTGGCGGTCTCGGCGCACTTGCTTTGAACAACTTGGTCTAAGGAAATATCATGGCAATTGATATGGCATCTGTCTATGCCGCAAAGTACAGAAAAACCCCTGATGTGCTACGTGCCGCAGTAATGGGCCAAAGTCCTGACAGAAGTTTAGATTCTTATACAGCGCTTAATGCACTGAAGTTAGTCAAAGAAGCCGACATGATGGACATGGCGGGTCAGGCACAACAGCCAACTTCATCTCCTTCTTTGGTTGCCCAGAACATGGCCCCTAATCCTATGCAGCAAGGTCTAGGCGCAATGGTGCCCGGCGCAATGGGTGGTCAAGGTATGCCTCCGCAACAACGTGCCCCAATGCCACAACAACCTATGCAAGCAGCCTCTGGTGGTTTAGCTGGTATGTACACACCCGAAGAAGACTACGCCGAGGGCGGTATTGTTGCGTTCCAAGACAGAGGTTATGTTGATCCCGCTTATACGGCTAATTCCGCAGGGGCTGTTGCTTATCCAAGTAGTTCTGGCAACGCTGCAACTGATGATCCTTTGTCTAGGTTATTAGCCGAAGCCGGAGTTACTGAACCCGCTGTTATAGATGATGGATCCCAAGGTAACCCGGCTATGCGGGACGAGGCTTTTCGAAATTATTTAGAGTCTCGTGGAGTTATTAAAGGCATTAAAGATGACGACTTTACGCCTGACGAAGCTAAAAGAATGCGTCAAGAAACCTTTGATTTCTATGAAAAAAATGCTGGGCCAAACATTTATGACCCCGCTAATAGACGACTTACAGAGCGAGAAGGTGCGCGTAGTAAAAGCAAGAGCCAAGGAGAAGGTTTGGCTTTACTAGCTGCTGCTGGCGCTATTCTTGAGGGCAATACTCTAGCTCGTGGCGCGTCAAAAGCATTCCCTGTATTTGCCAAAGAGATGGGTGAAGTACAACGTGCTGATATAAATGAGCAACGTTCTATTGAGCAAATGCAGTTTGCTTTGGCCGACGCACAACGCAAAGAACGTATGGGTAACATCCGTGGCGCACAGGCTGCTATGGAGACTGCGCGTAAAGAAAGAGCCGACGCTAATAGGTTTAAATTAAACAAAGCTGTTGCTTTGAGTACTTTGGATGCTAAAGCACTACAGTCTTTACGCCCTGCTGGTAAAGCCGCTGGTTCGGGTACGGATAAAGAACAACCTCTTGATCGCGTAACGGCTGCTATGAGCGACAAACTCATTGAAATGAGGGCTAAGAACCCTAACGACCCACAAATTCCAATTTTAGAAGATAAGATTGCGGAACGTAAGACTATCCTTGGTATGGGTAAAGAAGGCCCAACTGCGGCCCCTAGAGCAGCGGCAGCACTTACAGCAAAACAGAATGAATCCGTAGCAAAAAGTATGGCTGTGTGGGAAGGTGGCGGCGAAGCTAGGAAAGCTAAAATGGACGGCACCATAGACGCAGTTAGAGCGGCCAAAAAAGAAGCGTTGCGAAAAGATGCTTTACGTGGTGTATTTGATACCGACGGCGAAGAAACCCCTAGTGCAGCACCCGTAGCCGCCCCTACCACTAAGCCCGGAACTAGATTAAAATTTAATGCGGCAGGCGAGCAAATTAAATAAAGGGTTCCTATGGCAATCGAGGCACAACTCGCGGATGGGCGTATTCTTGAGTTCCCCGATGGTACAGACCCAGCGGTAATTCAGTCCACCGTTAAACGCTTGGTTACAGGGGGCAAAGCTACGCCCAAACCTACGCAAGCTGCGGAGCCTGTTGGATACGACTTCGGTGCTGCGATGGCGGCGGATATTGCCCCTGCTGAAACACCAGAAAAGAAAGTTTACACGGGTAGTGTGTTTGATACGCAACCGTTTGACCCTAAGATTACTCCCGCAGAAGCCGACCGCTTATCACGCCGTGCGTATGCAGAAGCTACTACAAAACTACCCAGCCGTACACAATATGCACGAGCTACACCGCAAGAACAACTTGGAAGAACTACGGGGCAAGCTGCGCTAGACACAACAATTGGTTTGTTGCAAGGTGCTGTAGGCATACCTAAAAGTATTGCTTCAAACATTAACGCTGGCGATAACCCCGTTGCTAGATTTTATGAGTCTGCTAGTCAGGCTGGTCAACGAGCTAAATCTCCCTATCTACAGAGCCAAGCCGCCGAGCGCGAAGCGTTTATTAGAAACGTAACCGCTAATCAAGGTGAGTTAGCCGGGGCGCGAGCTACATTTAATAGTATGTTTAGCCCTGCGGGTGCGGACATCGTTGCTCAGGGTGCTGGCTCCATGATCCCAACTGTGGGCTTGAGCTTATTAAGTCTTGGGCAAAAGTCCATGATGGCAATGAATGCTCTAGCTGTTGCTGGTGAAGCCGCCCAAAGCACCGCGCAAAAACTCAGTCAGATGAGCCCAGAAAACTGGAGCAACAGTAGCGCGTATCAAGAGTTGCGTAGTTCTGGTATGTCTCATCGAGACGCAGTTAACATGCTGGCCCCGTTGTTTGCAATACCTAACCAGCTACTTGGCGGCGTTATTGGTAGAGTATCAGGCTCAACAGGTCTTGAAAAAACTCTTGCTGGTAAATCTATTACAGGTGGGGCAAGGGAGAGGTTTGGTCGTGCTGGCGCTGAGCTAGTCGGCGAAGAAGCGGAAACCCTAATCCCGTCTTTTGTAGCTAACGTTACACAACGTATTTTTGACGACAAGCAATCTCTTGTTGAAGGGCTCGGCAAAGAGGCCGTTGAAACTGCGGCAGGTACTGTCCCCGGTGCGGCTCTAGCTGCTTCTGGTCGTGCGGGTAAACCAAGCCCAATAGATACGCAAGCTGCGGTAAGTACATTAGTTCTTCAACAGGAAGTTGCAACACCCGAGCCAGAACGAGTTGAACCTACGTTTGATGCGGCTGAGTTTGATAGAACTGCGCCTCCACCACCTACAACACCTACTGCTTCTGCCCCAGTAGCGGAAGCAGTTGCGCCTACTGAACAAATTAAAGCTATTGCCGAGCGTCTACAGAAACGCGGCATCTCACGTAAAGCCGCCTTAGCTATGGCAGAAAGGGAAGTTAGCGCAAATGAGCCTACGTCGGACGAAACAGGAGGAGCAGCAAATGTTGTTGAACCTATCAGTACTCCAAGTGGAGAAAGCGTTAGCGTGGCTGGACAGCCCAGTGCAGAACCCCCCGCCGCAGGAGTTGGAGTCGCTGAGCCAAGTGGAGTGGTTCCTACTGGACAGGATGTTGCAGGAGTTACTGCTGGAGAAGGAACACAGCCGACTGCACTAGAAGAAAAAAGTATTTCGTTTGAAATACGCTCGGCAGACAAACAAGAACAGAGTATTACAAGCGGCGCAGTTGCAACACTGCCCCTACCCGGTGGCGCTAAAGCTATCTTTACCCAAAATGGGGATGGTGACATTGAGCTAATAGCACCAAATGGAAAAGCTGAGAAAGTAGTCCGTGCGCATGACCCCCGTGAAGGTGCCGTGCGTAGCTTAGAAGATTTTCCAGACTATGTACCGGAGCCGTTGCGTCAACTAATGCTGTATTACCAGCGAGCTGCGCGTGAAAACTACTACGCAGAAGGCAATGAAAAAGAAGCAACACAACAACGTCTTAACGAAGTACAAGACGAGATTATTAACACCGCTAAAAGTTTACAAACTGAAGGAGCCGACCTTGGCATTGAAACCCCTGAAGCCGTCGAAGCAACGCAAGAAGAACAAGCGCCACCAGCAGCCGGAGCAGTAGCCGGTAAACGTGGGCCAAAACCTAAACCTCTTGAAGTTAAAGAGCAAATAAAAGTAAGCCGTAACGAGCAGAATCGTATTAACAACGACGCCGAGTACAACCGGAAAAAGTTTGTTGCCCAACTTCAGCAGACGTTAACCCCTGAGCAGATTGAAGAACTTAGTTTTGAAGAAGCTGAGCAAGCTGAGATTGACGCACGACAGTCTCGGCGCAGTGCGCTCCGTGGCCTAGTAGAACTGCAAGATAACCCTAACATTGCTCGTGGCAGCGCAGTAGGCAAACGCATTAGCGCAGCTCTTAAAGACTCTAAGGCTACGGAAGCAGAACTAGCTGACATTCGCCGGGGTATCAAAGCAGCCAAAGATGTACTTACTGGCCCCAAAGAAGATGTACTAGGCGCAGTTGCAGCCCCGGGTGTATCTGGGAAAACAGAATCTAAAGCCAGCAAGTCAGCGGACGTTAAAGTAGACAAGCCCGATGCAGGGTTTAGCAAACTGACTACCGGCTCACAGGCAATTACGCACGTTGTTAAGAACGGTAATTTGTTCCAGCGGCTTGTAGCTGAGCGCATCCGTAACTTTATGGTCGGCGTTAAGTTTGTGGTTGTTGAAGAGGGTGACGCAACCCCAGCCAATATCCTTGCCGAGATGGAAGGCGCTCGTGGACTGTTTGTTTATACACCGGGCCAGAAAGACCGTACCATATACGTGCGTGGTAGTAGCTTTGGAGACCTACAAGGCATCAATAACGTAACAGTACTACACGAATTGCTACACGCGGCAACGGCTAGTCGTATTACAGCAGGGCTAGTAAAAGGATTTAAGAACGCTAGCTTGCAGAAGTTTATGCGCGAAATGAGCGGCGTAATGAAGAGCGCAGAAGATGCGTACCGTTCGGGCATACGTAGTGGTGCTGTATCTAGCGATCTTCAAGATTTAGTTGAGGCCGACGCAGAGAATGTAGAGTTTGACGATAGAGGCCGCCCTAAGTTCCAAATATTTAACGACCACAACGAGTTCTTAGCTTACGGCATGTCTAGCCCTGAGTTCCAAAAGTTTTTAATGGGTGTGAAGGGCGTACGTAAAGAGACAAGCATATTTGCTAAGTTCACTAATAGCATCCGTGATTTGTTTGGTATTAAGCAGGGTGATGCTACTGCGTTCTCTGATTTGATTGATATCACTGACAAGATGCTTGATACAAGGCTCACAGCAATAAAAATGGGAAGAACTTCTCTCCAGCAAAAAGGCCCGCTTACTGAAGAGCAAAAGGCGCAAAGAGAAAAAGAGAAGGCCGTCACACGTGCGCTTAAGTCCGTTGACCGAAGCTTTGAAGCTGAGAAAATTTCAGAAGAGACTGAAGTTTTGCAACGCTTACGTAGCCTCGATGTAGTGCCAGTGTTAAAAGAAGCTGTAAAAGGAATGAGTTCTTTACAAAAGAAAGCTATCTCAAAAGCGCTTTCAACTCCACTAGTCGCCGAAATTGGTGGCATAAATGTAGAAGAGCTTATAAATACTAACCGCCTACTAGAAGATATGGAAGCCTCAAAAATGGAGATGCTTCGGGCTGGCGCTAAGTTAGTTGATGACATAAAACGCTTACTACCTACACAAGAAAGTCAAGAAAAAGTTTCTCGTGCTGCGCTTGTATTTACTGCGTCTAGGGTTGACCCACGAGTAGACAAGTCTGTAGTTAGACTTAACAAAATTTACGAAGACCTTACTGCTGACGAGAAAAAAGCACTTGATGAAATTGCTGGTTACTACGGCGACATAATGGACAACTATGACTATCTCTTAGGTGAGAACGTCAAAGCACTAAGACCCGGAGAAGCCGCTAAATTAACTGCCGCACTGCGTGAAGCGCTTGGTAAAGATAACCGCATTCCGTTCTATGTGCCATTGGCTCGTGACCAGAATGGTGAGTTCTACTTGCGCGTCGGTACTACTGAATTTCACATACGTAAAACTGAAGCAGAACGTGATCGTTTGGCTGAATCAATTGCTGAAGAACGTAACACTACTGTAGAACAACTGCTCCAAGATAAAGAAATTGAAGTTGGTAACGACATAGAAGTGCTGCGTAAAAAAGTGCTTGACTCAAGCGATGCACTGCGTAGGCTATTCATAATGATTGAAGACGCTGACTTTACAGCCGAAGAGCAGGGCGCGTCTTTACAGAAAGCCAAAGACGGCATGAAGGACTCTGTGTTTCAGCTATGGTTGCACATGCAGCCAGAGAGTAGTTCACGGAAACAATTTATCCACCGTAATAAATATCCACCCGCTGGTTTCCGTACAGACGTAATTCAAAACTTAGCAGAGTCAGTACTTAAGTTCTCCAATAATATGGCAAGACTAGAGTACGCTCCACAACTGCGCCGATCTATTTCACAGGCACAAGCTTCTATTGAGAACCGACCTGCGTATGCGCCGTACGTAGCTGAGATGGCTCTACGGGTAAACGATACTTTAGCTCCTGATAATCAAAGTATAGCAATGGGCGTTGCACGGTTTGGCAACTCGTTTACTTTTGGCTATTACATGAGCGAGTCCACTGCACTGTTGCAGTTGCTCAGCGTTTATCAAGTTGGCACAGCTCAGTTAGCTAAGCAATACCCAATGGCTGCGGTTGCTAAAGAAGTAGCAAAGATGAGTCAGGTGTGGAAAACCGTAGGAGTAAAGAACGAATACGGTGAGTGGGTCATGCCTACGATCGAGCAAGCTCTCAACCTTGAGTCCCGCCCAAATGACTCGGCTAAAGTACGTCTTGATAAAGAACAAGACCGTGCGTTTATCGACGCAATGCACGAGCGCAATGTTTCTGAGTCTACTGGCGCTAGAGATTTGCAGGGCTACAAAGACTTACCAACTGAAAAATACGGCAGTAAGTACGAACGAGCTAAACGCGCTGGTCGGTTTGTGGTGGGTGGTTTAATCCACGCAACTGAACGTCTGTCTCGTGAGTTCATGTTTATGTCGAGCGCCCACTTAGTTCGCGACAAGGCTGTTGCTGAGTTCCGCAAGACCGCAGAGTATAAAAATGCTCCAGATAAGATAGCAGCAGAGCGCGAGTTTGGTATAGCTAACCTAGACACATGGGCGGACAAAGCTGCCAAAGATACAAACGCGGCTTTGTTTAACTACAGCGAGTCGGCTAAGCCACGCTACATGCGCGGTGCAGTAGGTAGGGTTGCTCTGCAGTTCTTCACGTACCAGCTAAACGTAGGTTCGTTCATCGCCCGTAATTTTATCGGCATGATTAAACCTCTGCCCGGTGAAACACGTGTTGAGTGCATGCGAGCCTTCTCTACACTTATGGCTACTACCTTTTCCCTAGGCGGTACACAAGCGTTATTTGGCGGGCCTATTGTGCTTGGTTTTATATCGCTTATCATGAAGATGTTTAAAGGGGAAGACGAGCCCGATGAACTAAAAGATATTGATTTGTACGAGCGTTTTAAAATCTTTTTGCACGAGCAGCTAGGCGATGTAACTGTAGGTGGTAAGTCCCTTGCAAAGATCGTTGACCAAGGCCCACTCAATGCGTTTACTGGTTTGGATGTATCGTCTCGTATAAGCGTGAGTAACATTTTGACGCCACCAGAAGTTAGGGCGGCTAGGACTTCACGCGAAGGTGTATTAAATTACGCGCAGCTATATGGCGGTGCAAACTTACAAGCAGTCTTGTCACTCGCCGACGGGGTAGATTTACTTATTAAAGGTGAGCACTACCGTGGGTTTGAAAAGCTTATGCCTTGGGCGGCCTTGCGCAACAAAATGGTTGCTGTTCGTCAATACACAGAGGGCGAGAAGAGCCTTAAACTTGGCGACGATGTTGTAGAGGCTGAGTTGTTTTATATGGGTGAGTTAGTTGGGCAGGCGGTCGGCTTACGCCCCGTGCTTCTAAGCGATGTTGCGGCGGCAAACCGCAAAGCGTATGAAATCGTAAATAAGGTTGTTACCCAACGTCAAGCCATTCTTGATCGACTTGACCGAGCCGACCGTAAGGGTGACGACAAAGCATATCTTGCGGCGCTAGAAGATCAGGAAAAGTTTAACGCAAAAATTTCTCTTGAGTTTCCAAGGTTGCAAATTAGCGAAGAAGATAGATATAATTTCATTCAGGGTCGTAACGAAGCCCGTAGAACCTCGTTTGGTGGATTCCAGTACACGCCGCAGAACGAAGTTATGGCTGAGCAAATTACTAACCGCTCACGTGAGGCGTTGGTCAAGCGAGAGAAAGAAGTGGCTGAGCGGCGCTATATTGAACTTAGAGGTCTGGCCGAAAAAAATCCCCAGTGATTAGCTGGGGATAAGAGGAGAGGAAACTCAAGGAAACAAATGTCAGCAACTGCGGTAGCTAACGAAATCAGTGTAGCCTAAACCCGCCACACGCGCAAACCTTTGATGCCTTCTTCTATAACTACTTTCGTAACAGTAGCCATCTTTAACCGTTTACTTATTGCCGCAATTGTTTCCCGGGCGGCTTTCTCGTCAATGCAGGGTACAAAGAAAGAATAGCCGCGTCGGAATTTAGACCAGTCAATCTGATACGACACCGTCTCGATTTTCATCTTTAGCTACAAAGGCATCCATCTGTAAGAACTCGGCGGCTGATGCGTCAAACTTCAGCACCCGAACTGCGGGGGATACAACCTTCATGCCTTTGGACATTCGCTTGTTCACACCCTCTAAGTAAATCTTGGCATTACCCAACTCTTTCAAGGTGGTCTTGTAATTGATTTGTTGTTTGACGCAGAAGTCTTTGAATTGTTTGGCCGCGATAAAGAGTTCTTTGGTATCTGGCTCGTAGCGTATGAGCAGCTCTCCACGGGGCTCAAGCATGGGCATAGACTGCAAGTTACTACGAGCATCAACTTCACCATTTACAACTAAAGCATTAATAATGTGGGCGTTAACAAACTCACCAAGAATTGTTACGGGTGTTGAGTTTGGCGCTTGAATCTCAAACCGCATCTCACCGAGCATGCCTTTAAGCCACTCATACACAGCCTTCATGTCGTAGTTGTGCAGTTCCAACTGAGAAGCAATCAAACCACCAGCTATGTTGCAAGCCGACACGCCTGACCAGAATCGTTCCTTTTGATTAAACTGTACTTCCCTATCAAGCCGAGCCTGAATCTTGCGCACCAAAGCTATTGCTTCTTCCAAGTTATTGACAACCCACTGAATGTAGATTTCACCGGCATGACCAAAGTTTTCGCGCAGTTGGTGGTCAAACATCTGTTTACCCTCTTGCACCTCAATGATGCCGTTGGGTTCAATCTTGTATTCAAGCAGACGCATGGACTCGCCATCCGGCGTATTCTTTGCCACACCTAACTTCTCGTAGAAGCTGGCGTTTGCCGAACACAAAGTCATACCCTGCCAGCTAGTGTTGTTAATACGCAACGTATTGGTTTGCCCGTTCATTTTGTTTTTGCCTCGGCCTTGGCTGATGCTATACGCCAAGTCAGAGAACTCCATGCCACTCAGGTTGGTGATCTCGTCAATAGTATTAGGCAGATTGTTCATCACGCCGAGCTGGTGCATCTTTGCGTTGAACGTATCCTTGTACATAGAGGTCAACCCCTTGGGTTCACCATACACACTGTTGCACATAAACAACGCTGTCGACTTACCTGAACCAGACTCAGGGTGAATCACGTTAATGATTGCACCTTCAAGACCTGTAAATTTCAACAATGGTGAGCCAAATGCCGTAAGTGCGGCAAACGCATGGGGTTCAAGCCCCGGCCTAGCGTACATGTTGAACGCTTCTTTCCACTTCTCCATCGTGCCTTTAGTGGTTAACTTTCCGGCAATATCTTTCGTAACGCTTGACGGCGGGCTATAAAACACTCCGTCTTTTGTAATCTCTCTATCGCCAAGGATGAACTTGCTGTTCCCCTCTACCCAACCAAACTGAGTTCTCATGGTCTCTGCCTTTTTAATGTATTGCAAATTTTTAATAAAGAAAACAACATACCTTGCAAGCAATTCGTACTGTGCTTTGTGGGCTACAACTCCGTTGTGTGCCAACTGTTTACGCAACTCATCGGGTGACGAGATGCCCATCGTAGGGATACTGAACTCTCGGACACCGTCATGCGGTAGGTGCAAACGAAACAAAGCTATCTCTCCAAGTTCAGGGTCACGCATGCGTTTGACCACGTACAAGTCATGCTCGTACACAAGTTTGGGCTCGGCTTCGTCATCTTCGCTCTCAGGGCGAATGTAGACACCACCCTTCTTTCCACGAAAGAATGGAAACGGGTACTCTGGTATATGCTGTATCTCAACCTCACCGTCTTTATCTTCGACGGCATATTCGTTATCTTCTGCTTCGGCTTGTTCAATCTCAACACCGAGCATGATGGGCGATTTAATTTTGCCTCTATGGATGCAACCCTCGCAACCTTGCGGATTGAGTTTTGCAAATGTCGCGCAGTGATGTGGGCCACCTTTGCTACGCAGGTTGTTAACTTTATTGTCAACTTCTACGGCATCGTAGCCCTCATGCTTATTCGACAGTTTATGTGCGGCCTTGTCTCCGTCTACGCAGAAAGCTGCAATAGAAAGAGCGGAGCGCCACAGTGGTTCTTCGATATCGTTTTGGTTTTCAAAGCAGTGATTAAGTTGGGCGCACCCACCTTCACCCTTCATCATGATCGTCTTAAACCGTTTGATCTTGTTACCCATGAGTGCTTCCATCATCGGGCTCATTGAGCGCGGAATGAAATCGGGTACATCGTCCTTTGGTTCAGGCGCACCAAGCAAGTCTTTAACTTCTTGGTATGTCATGCGAGGCGTCAGTTCGTTTAGTACTGTTACCTCTTTGGGCTCTTCCTGCTTGAAATTGAATGTGCCGGGGATGCGCAGGATACGTGAAGCCTCAAATACTGAGGAGTCCACAATTAACCCTTGCTCAACGCACAACTCACGAAGCCGATTGGCTAGTGGCTCCCACTCTCGGCGAGACACTGTTTCTTCTAGTAGCCAGTACGCATGTATGCCGTAACCAGAACTTACTAGTATTGGCCTTGGTAAGCCGACCGCAATGCAGAACTTCTTGAACTCATCGAGTCCGGTTTGCTGATCGAGATAGCCTTTGATAATGCCTTTTTTGTCGGGTACACCTTTGGTTGGGCCACAGTCAATGTCCATCCACAGAGCACGGAAGTATTTAGCATTTTCATGGGTGCGGTTGTTTAACGATCCGTACTTGGCGCATCCAAAGAATACGTCAATCTTGCGTTTAACAAACTGCTGCGCTAGCTCTTCAACCTCTTCCTTAGTATCTACAAAATTCTGGTCAGGATACTTACCAATCCCCATCACACAGTAGCGCCCTTCCGGTGGCAGTACCGTATCGAGTAGATCGAAAGATGACATGTTTTACTTTATTTGGATGGTGGCTTGGGTATGGTTTATGTAATCGCTAATGGCTTCATCGTAGCTATGGTAGGGGACAGAATCCCCCTTGAACCAATTGTAGATAGTCATCCGAGTTACCCCGAAGGCTCCTGCAACTTCGCTAACGCTGATGTTTGCGCGGATACAAACACGACCCAAGGCCACACCCAAAGACTTGATGCTTGCTTTTCTATTTGCGTACACCAAGCTTTGGCTGTAACCATAGGGCATATTAATCCTCGTCACTCCAAGCCTTCACCACAGAGTCAAGGTCTTTCTTAACTGTGGGCTTAGGGTCAGCTTTCTTTTCACGCTTAGTGGGTTCCTCAATAGGAGACTCAACTTTAGGCGCGGCGGCTTTCGGCGCTTCTAACTTGGCTTGCTTACCCGCCATGTCAGCTTGGTATGGTGTCATAACGACCATCTTCAGCACGTCAGGCTTCTTAGCTACTTCGCTAGTCACAGCGTACTGCGCTTTGTTAATGTAGCCAGTCGGCGTGAACAACACAGATTGGTTGTCGTTCTCTTCGTTGAAGCTGATCTGCGTAACAACGTAGTCCAAGCTCTTGCCGTTGTTGGACAAGTACTTAGAGTAGTTTTCAAAGGTGTGGGTGTTGTCACCAGCACCGTCACCAAACAATGACTTGGATGCCAAGTTCATTTGATACACTTCGCCTTCAAGTGAAGTACCGAAGTCTTCTTCTAACACGAGCGCAATGCGACGTGAGTAACGGCAAGCTTTTGAGTTGCCCATACCTGAACCCTTGGTGTTTTGGGTGCAGTTATCGCAACGCTCAGCTTGTTTGTTTGCTGAACCATCATCAGGCGTACGACCATCATTAGAGAAGCAGTCGGGCGCAGTCGGCTCAGCATCGGGACTCCATGCTTTTGCATAGAAGATACGACCCACGGCAGGGGACGCATTAACGATGATGGCGTTCAGGTTGCCCTTGATCTTGCCCATCTCTTCACCGCCGACCGTCTTACGGAAGATTCCGTTTTTAGGCACGATGCGCTTAACGCCAGACTTACCGGCGAGTTGTTTTGTAAGCTCGCTAACACCTGCACTTTGCAGGAAGTCGGGGAGGTCTTGGTTGAGAATAGTAAGATTACTCATTTCATTTTTCCTTAGAACGTCTAACAACCACGGTATAAGCATTTTCCACATTGAGGCCAAGTGGAAGAACTGTGGGATTCTCAGATAAAAACTCCTTCATGTTTGTTTGATGAAGTCTCTTCTCTAACAGGCCAAATGCACCGTGCTCCTCTATGAAGTCGTACATTGAATCCCAATCGTTCGTCCAGTACCGTGACTTTACCGAGCGAATGATTGTGCCGTGTGGGGTGCGAATGCTATCAGCATTCATCTCTTTACATATATCAAGCATTTGTGCCTCTAACACTTCCGCTTGCTCTTTGAGATCGTTGTCTTCAGCTTCAAACATGCGCTTGTTGTCGGCACGCTTGTCTCTGATCTTGATATAGATTGTGGTCAACTTGTCCAAATCCATGGGGGTGACTCTATCCTTGACTTCTTCGTCCATCTGATTCTCCTAATGGTTGGGTGTGCGGCAGTAGCAGTTCACATGAAGCAGTGTGTTTCAAAACATAGAAAGCAATTCAGTAACGGCGCTAACCCGTTACCCACTACTGCCACACAAATCTAATTCTACTCTAACTTTTTACATTGTCAAGAGTTTCCGAAGAAATTTCTTGCTTGTATAGATCAATTACTTTTTGGTGATTGTTGATGTTGCCCTGAAGCATCGTGTACATCTTGGCTTCAATGGGGCTACCCGTAATGTGTACGACTGTCATGTTATTAACTTGCCCGGGGCGGTCGATACGTGCGTTGGCTTGCAAGTACGTTTCAACACTTGTGCATGGAGCATACCAAATAATTGTGTTAGCGGCAGTTAGAGTTAACCCGTGTGAGGCCGCTTTCGGTTGGATGATTAATACTTTTGGTTCCGGTTGCTCTTGAAACTGCTTGACAATATCCGAGCGTTTGTTTACAGGAACCGAGCCGTTAATTACTTCGCACGTGATGTTGTGTTTCTGCAAGTGTTTCTCGAGCAACTGTATGGTGTGCGTGAACGGAACAAACACAAGCACCTTGTGGCTTGACTCTTCAATTACCTCTTGCACTACGTTGAGCCTATTGCTTACGTCAAACTCAATGACTTCGTTCGTATCCGTATACACCGCACCTCCAGCTATTTGCAGAAGTTTGTTAATTTGAACGGCGGCGTTAACGGCAGATACTTCTTCTCCAGCAGCCTCAATCAGCATCTGCTTCTTTAGTATGTTGTAGAACTTTAACTGCTGCGGTGTCAATGGTGCATCTCGTTCAACGAATGTAACGGGCGGCAAATCAAGGCAGTCGGCTTTCTCAAACCGAATGGCGGGTTGTAATGCTTTATGCACGATGAGTTGCGACGTCGGTTTGGGTATCCACTTGTACATAGTGAGCTTCATCATCACTGTGTCTCTAAACTGACCAAAGAAGGGCGACACACCCTTGGGGTTCACAAGCTTTGCTAATCCGTAAGCATCCACAGGCGACTGTGCGGCAGGCGTACCCGTCAACATCCACAAGCCCTTGATAACTTTTGTTAGATCACGCAAGTCTTTCCAACGCTCAGTCTGTGCGTTCTTATAGGCTGACGCCTCATCTACTACGATGAGGTCAAACCCACCCGCCATGATTTCTTTCTTGACGATACCCACACCATCGAAGTTAATAACAACGAACTCGGCACCAAGATTCACAATCTCTTTGCGCTTACGTGCGGCTCCATAAGCGACTGATACGGTGCGGTGAATGGCAAACTTAAACAAATCATTCTGCCAAGCCGACTTCATAATCGACAAGGGGCAGATTACTAATACACGCTTCACTAATCCAATGGTCATGAGGTAGTCGATTGCCCAAATTACTGATGCGGTCTTACCTGTACCTTGCTCGTTAAAGCAAAATGCCTTGCGGTTTGTTGTAAGGAATTCTGCTGTTGTCTTCTGATGTTCGAACGGCGTGAACCCCGGGGGACGAGGCCACGTATACTCTGATAGGTTCATTTTTTCTTACGTTCCTTGGTGCTTACTTCTGATACGACTTTGTGGTTTGAGCCACGTTTGAACGAGCGATTGGCTGATGGAGTTTGAAGTTTGACTCCGTTCCCGTTTGTGCCACCTTTAGATAGTGCCTTGATGTGAGCAACATCTTTGCCTTCGCGGACGTCAGCACGTCCATCTTTGTTTTTGTCTGCATTCTTTTTATCTATACCTTCTCTAGCACGCTGACGCTCTAAACGATCTGGGCTTTCACCACGGGCAATCTGCTGCTGATATTCTTTTTTATATGGTCGGGGTTTGTTCACGTACGGCATGATCTATATCCTTTTTACTTTCGTTTAGGAAATTAAAGTCTTCGGGGGTAGCTTCCCAAAGCGGTTTACGACCCTCATTTTCGATGACTCGGAGGGTTTTGCCAACTGCTATACATACTTCCATAAGCATGTCGGCTTTTTTCTCCATGAAAAGCGCTTCCATCTGCGCTCTAACCTCGTCCCGCACCACGGTTCTGGCTACTTCCTTAACCCTGCGTTTAAGTTCATTTTCAAGAATCAGGGCGGTGTCTACTTCGTCATTGGGCATTTGTGTCATATTAGTTCCTGTTGTACTCACATTCCCGCACTGAGCAAAACTTGCACAGTGGGCCTTGGATGGGGTTCCATACCCCGTTTTCTAACGCCGCCTCAATTCTTGCTACGTCTCGGGCGGCGGGTTCTATGTACTTTGGCATCATCTCCGAGTGGTGAATAGCCCTCACGAATTCCTTGCTGACTACAAACAAGAGAGCCGACTTCACCCTCTTGACCTCCGGAAACTTGGCGAATAATCCACAAGCGACAAGATCGAGTTGCTTCACATCCGCATATCTCGCACTCTTGCTCGTCTTGTAGTCTATGGAGTGTGCCGTTCCCGTAGTCCGATTGATAATCACCAAATCCGCTACCCCATGCCACCATACATTCGGAGCATCGAAGTCGCACGACTCTAAGTTCTTCGTCAACCCAAGTTTTACTTCGCATAACTTTTCTCCGGGGATGTCTTTTAGGACGTCTAGGGTAGCTTGCATATACGCAAACTGTTCAGGGATCGGGGTTCCGTCACGAATGTATTCCTCGGCTACAGTATGCGCTGTCTTTCCATACAGTGTTGCCTGTGTGTCCGGCTCAACAATGTCCTTGGCTATCTTAGTGTGGTAGTACTTCTTAGGGCACTGTTGAAATGTTTTCAGGCTACTGAATGACCAAACGATACTCATACTGTCTTTCTGTTAAAGATACGGCCCGGGCACATATCTTGGTTGTACTGCAATAGGCTTTGCTTGTGGTTGGCCTTCACCATGCTCAAATCTAGCACCACGTGCGGCGGCGTAAGCATTTACTACATGCGCGTAATGTCTGTCTGATGGTGCGTACTTGGTATCAATACCCCAATCAGTCCCTGATGAGTCTAAGTTATAAACAGGACTAACATCCAACAAATCTGATAACGGCGACCTTTGCACAACAGACAACCCATCACCACCAAAAAACGCATAGCTCTTAACTAAACCTTTGTTATGCTGAAGCACCGGATGAAAGTAAATTTTATGTTGTGAAGCCTCGGGTACTTCGGAAAGCAAAAGCAACCCTGCGTTACTCTTGCCTATTGAGTCGTGGAAGTCAGGCAGTATATTGTCATAGTCGTGCATCAATGCGTTGTCATTCCAATTTTTCTTCAGGGCATCTTTATCGCCTTTAACTTCTACAAACATACCACCGCCCCAGCGAGAGGGTAGAAAGAAGTCGGGTAAGTACCGCATGGTTCTGACCCCATCAACAGTATCAACTTCTTTTTGGTAACCTTCGTTCTCGTACTTCCAACGTATGCCCAAGGTATCAAAGAACACAGCCCATCGTGCTTCCAGCCTTGAGCGAAAGCGATAGCCCTTGTACGTAGTTTCGATTGCTTTAATTTGACTCATTCTTCATCCCATATATCGTTAGGCCAAACTAGCACAGGTGTTTGTTCACCCAAGTAGCCGCCTTCAATGTTGAACTCAATGAACTCCCGCGCTTCCTCGGAATCCATGCCGTCTCGCATTAGGATTTCCCGTATTTTCTCCGCGTCGTAAACTAGTACGGATACCATAGTACTGTCACGCCAAATGCTTGCTGGGCCTATGATTGCTTCGTCATACCCGTTATATTTAATCATCGCTTCATCCCCCGCACAAAAGCGGCAAAGCTTGCGGCAGTATCACCAAAAGACTTCATAGCATCAAACTCTTTGGCTACTTCTTCCAATACATCATTCCGCTGCTTGTTTGGGCTTACGTATTCTTGAATATCATCATCGTCGTTCATACTGGCGCATCCTCATGGTTATCAGGGTTGAATTTAGGTACTCGGTTGCCCGTGTCCTTGGGGTTGGGGAATGGCGGGAAAGGCCACATCTTATTAACAGTCTCCATAGCTTGCTCCATATCCTGCTTCGCAGTTCAGAGGTAACTCCATACCCCAATCCGGGCGGGTGCGCATGCACATCTCAACGTACTCCAAAGCAGTCTCTACTTCTGCCTCGGGCGCAATACAAGCGATGGCGTCATGCACAGTCATCACGACTCGGTACTTCTTCGCAACCAAGAGCATCTGCTCACCAATCACGATACGGGCTAACGCTTGGCACACGTTCTCAATTACCTTGCCGCCATAAATGCGTGTTGGAATAATTGCTTTGCCCTTCTTGGTGTCGTACACCAGCTCAGACTTACCTTCGTCATTCTGAAGTATGCGTAGGTTGGGATAGCGTAGGTACAAACCATTGGGAAGTAAAACACCGCTATTGCCATCTATCTTTAAAATATCGCCTCGGCCCAACGTTGTTTGCTGATTCTGTAATATACCTTTGAGTGCTGTCGCCGCAGACTTCCACAGCTCAGTAATCTTCGGATACGTTGTGCGGTACGTGTCGATAATGCGTTTCGCTTCTTCCAAGTCAATCGCCACATTAAAGTTCTTGAGTTGCGCTTGGAACTTAACTGCACCCATTCCGTACCCGCACCCAAGGATAGTAGTCTTGCCAACGAACCTCTCGTCCTTTGTAATTTCCTCGACGTCTTTGCCATAGATAGCAGATGCCATGATTTTGTATACGTCCTCGCCACGATCAAATGCCTCCACTAAGTCGTCTTGTTCCGCAAGCCATGCTAGCGTACGGGCTTCAATTTGTGATGAGTCTGAATCGATCATCATGTAGCCGTCCGGGGCAATGATTGTCTTCTTCAGAGGTGAGTTGCGTTGTAGGTTCTGCAAGTTAAGCTTGTCATCCCCACCCCACCGCCCTGTGTGGGCGGCATAGTAGCGTAGGGGTACAGGCAACGAACCCCGTTCTGCGATACCAATGAACCTAGCTGTTCTTGTTTCTTCTATCGTAGACTTAGTGCCTAGCCGTGCGCCGACTAACGCTTGTACTCGTGGGTTCTCATGCTCGAGTAAATCTTTAAACGCTTCGTCTGTCTTAGAGAACGCATAGGTCTGCTTGCCTGTTGTGGGGCTGACCTTCATCGGGGGCGTAACACCAAATGCGGTCAATATCTCCGCAAACTTATTGTTGCTCATCAAATCATCTTTGGCAAAATTTTCGAGCAGCTCATCCTTGCGTTGCTTCTCGGTGAGTAGGTGGTCGATCAACAAATCTTTATTCAACTGCAACACAGGGTCGGTGAACATGCGCACAGTCAAATCGATCAGGCGTAACTCAACTGCGGGAAAGCCAGCAGACATTGCGTTAAACAATTCCCACGTAAGGGTTACGTCATTCTCACAGTACTTACCATAGCTTGCTAACTGCGAGGGGCTGAAATCGGCACGACGCATACCTAATGCGTTTTCTACCTCTGTGCCTTTCTCGCCAAGCCCATAGAAGTTTGACAGCACCTTCAAGCTACCGCCTACTTGCGTACCATGCAGGGCTCTGCCCATGGACAAAGTGTCAAGCCAACCTTTGGGGCTAAGTCCGTAGACCCACTTCAAAATTGCACCATCGAACGGGGCGTTGTGCGCTAACGCCAAACTGTTAGCCCAATCGTATCGGGTCAGGAACTGGTGCATGGATTCACTATCCCCGCTAAACCATTCGGGCTCGCCATCGTTGACCTGTACGGCTACGCCAATAGTTTCGAACTGTGGGCTACGAACGTATTCCTCCGTGGTAACTTTTGTTAGCGAGAACTCCCGAGAATAATATGTCTCGAAGTCGATTGTTAATATGTTCATGCGGGGTCTTTCAATAGTTTCATCATTCCGGTTGCTGTCTCTTTGTCCAAGCCTTTGGCTAGGGTCGTGCTTGTTCGCTTAAAGTCAAGGTAGTCCCATCTGTATATGGTGTACTTGCCGTAGCGGGAGCGCATTGTGTAATGCGTGCCTACCCATGCAGTTTTTTTGTATTCTTTATCAAACATATCCTGCATTACAGGCAGTAGCTGATGTAGTATTTCGGCACGGCTAACTATCATTCTTCACCCCAAGGCAGATCACTTACGGGTAGTTGACCCTTACACAGTTTTATTTTTGCGTCTAATTTTCCTAAGTTGGTCTCGTTGATGACCAACGCCACGCCCCCTGCTTCCCTAACATTTGTTAGGTTTTTTTCTTGTAGTGCAGTGGTTGTACCCTTACCCGCCTTGGCTTCGATCGCTAGGAACTTGCCGTTGACGCAACACAGGAAGTCAGGCACACCGCTATTGCCGTAGCCAGTGCCGATAGGCATAGCGTAGTAGATGTTGTGGGCTTTTAAGATAGCCTTGATCTTTGCCTTGACCTTGGCTTCAGGAGTCGTTGCCATAGATCATGCTCTTCCATACTGAGACCGAGGGCATGTGGTTGTGTGACTTGGTCGGTGTCGTGTAACCATTGTGGGCAATCCATCCGAGCGTACTCAGAGTGCGTACGCCTGATACCCATACGTTAGGGTGCAGTTCTTTGGGTCGGAATAAAAGTTTCTTGCCGCAGTACTCTCGGAACTCATCGCCGAGAACAACGGGCTTTGACACTAACAACTCTTCTGCTAACTCTAAGTAGCGTTCGACAAACTCGGGGTTTGCTTTGCTTGCCTTTGACCAACACTTGTCGGCAAGAGCAAGTGCGTTGTCCATACGTTCATTCATCTGATACTCCAAGAAGTTTTTCAAGTCTTGATAGTAACATAACTTTTTACTTTGTCAATAGTACAGACGTAAAAAAGCCACCCGAAGGTGGCTAGTGGTTACCCTAACATTTGTTAGGTGTTACTTGAGTGAATTGATCTCACGTGTCAGATACCATTGCGCTTTACGCAAGTCTTCCATCTTGTTGTCTTTGTGGTCGGCACGTGTAATGTACTTCACCACATTGCCAAGGTTGTACCCGAGCTTCTTAGCTTCGATGAAGTCGATGGTCTCGATTCCACCTACTGTGTAATGAGCAGGGTTGTTGACCGGGTCGGGTTTTGGCTCAAACATTTCGATCTGGCGATCGCCTTCCATACGTATCTTCGCTCTTGCTACACCCGCTTCATACGCAAGTTGCCCTAGGGATTTATCTGAGCTAAACAAACCCAACTGCTCCCACTTAGGCTTGGGTAACGTGAGCGTAGCTTTCTTCGCCTTCTTCGCTACTTTGGCTTTCTTCTTTGCGTTCCACAATACTGTGGATACATACGCAGGGGTTACGCCTATCACCTTGGCTACGTCTGCTGACTTAGCCTTTGGGTTAGACGCAACATAGTTACGGATTTGTGCTGACTTGGTTGCTTTTGGTATTGTTGCTAATTCGATCATGATTTATTTCCTGTTTGGTTGTTAACGTACTCGGTAAGAACTTCTCTCATCTTGGCTTGCTTTGTATACGCATAGTTTGTGTTGAAGTAATCCATCACATCCTTTGGTAGACGCAAGCTCGTACAGAATAGTGCGGGTTTCTTACCAAGCCCCCGCCCTTTCTTTTGTTGTTCCGGTTTTAGATATTCAATCCCTGTTGTCATTTAGTATTCCCTCGTAATATTTCTTAGGCATCGGTGCTTTCTTATCCAATAGCTCACGTAGCCATTGCGCACCGCCTAGCTGTTGCAGTATTAACCAATGTCTGTCTGACATTCGTACCTGTCTACCTATTAGTTTCTCAGGCGGTTTAGGTCTTGGCATTTAATAAACTCCTTGTGATTACTCTGTTAGCCCAACATCTAGCACACGACCATCTTTGCGGTGACAATTCAATCCCCCCCTCGGGGGGCTTCATCTCTTCGCATTTGTTGCATAGCTTGTACTTGTGCGTGGGTTGTTTACTTCCAAGTTGAAGTTGTCGGTTTACAAACCCATTCATTCTTCTAGCACTCCATCTAATACTTCACAAATCCTGTCCAACATTTCTTCCATTTGTACAGTAGTCCAGTTCGTAGTCCGTTTAATATCAACCAACGCTAGGTAATACTCTTCACCTCTTAGCGCATGCTTGAGCTTGCCTTCGTCTTGTGGATACGTGAACTCAAGTACGGCTTTCATACGCTGCCCCTTTGGTAATGCGTATAAGCAAGCGAGCCTTACGCCATGTTCTGCGTACATCGGTATTGGCGGCACTTATCCATTTAAACTTGGGGTCGTTATGCCCCCGTAGGGGGAT